TCACCATCCCACGAGAGATATTAGGTGCGTTTAAAAAAATAGCGTTGTACCCACCAATCTTTCTTGGACGAGCACGTTGAAACCTTACCCACTGACCATCAACAAAAGAAGGCGAAGCAAACTGCGTCCCGTCACGTTGTATGCCAGGTTTGACGTTAAGGATTGCTACCTTTAATGTCAAAATGCACCCCCAAGAACACCTGAAGTCAATAACCAACCATTCGTGTTCGCACTACCAATGCTCGTACCACCAGAGGTAAATCCAATCGTATTACTAGATGGTAGATATAAACCCGTAGTTGTATTGCCAAGGAAATTGACGGATGGAGCACTAGCACTTCCAGTCGCAAAAGTAATGGATGTAGCACTTGTGAAAGCCAAGCTATTGGCGTTGTAGACGTTCTTACCATCGCAGATCAGCATTACAGTGGTGTTTTGGCTAACCGTTGCTGTAGAGCCACCAGACACGCCAGTGGAGATGGTTACTGTGTAAGAACCTGTTGTATTGTTGCTAAAGGCGTAGAGTTGAACGGTCGCTGGGACATAAACGGTCGTATTCCCATTCAAAGCACCCGTATAGTTCTGAATCGTATTAGACGCCTGTGCAGATGTTAAGGTATACGTGTACGGAGAAGACAAACCACTCAGCGACAAAGCCAACTGTGTATAAGCAAAACTGTTTGATCTTCCGTAACCAAATGAGTAAAAACCCGTAGATCCATTGGATACGATAACAATAGATTCTGTTAACTGTAACTGTTGGTTAGAGTTACCGTCTATCGTGTCAGATCCAGTTGGGGAGATCGTGACAATTCCAGTACCATCATTCTTAACAACCACGTACCAGTTTGAGCCAACAACGGATGAGCTTGGTAGGTTGATCGTACCAACCCCTGCAGACCAAACATAAAACGTAGCCCTACTGTTGATGTTCAGGGTTGATGTTGTGTATAGAGTACTTATTGGATAAGCAGTGTTTAAAGTGCTTCCAATTGCTGTTAGCCCATACCCAGCGAGTGTTGACGCAGACGCTGAGGATGTACCCACACCCATTGCGATATTGCCCCAAGTCCCTGCGGTTGAATTATTGTTAGTAACGTAAATATAGTAAGTGTTGACCGTTGCACTCGTTGGGGCAACAGGGATGCTGATAATCGTGCCTCCCGTGTAGTCGGTTACCGTAAAAGAATACTGACCAGAGGTGCCGACGTTTCGGATAATGATGGCTTGACCGACGGAGACTTGACTCGCTGGGGGCATTGCCACAATAAGCCCAGAGGATGTGGCAGTGATTTCGGTAATGTTAGCTGCTACGTTGGTTGAGGTCGTCCCGTTGACCGGCCAATTCAAATACGTAATCGAACCCGAAGATCCACTAATCGTCAACGCCTCATACCCAACCTGTGATGGAGAGATCGTCTGTCCTGTGAACGGATTTACATATGCGGTCATAATTAACTATCCTGTACTACGGTTTGTCTATCGCCCACACGGGTAATATCTTCTGACTTGAGCATATTCAGTGCGTTTTGATACATCTGTTGCCAAGTTGGGATTCTTGCGTCGTTCTTTAAGAACGGTGTCATCTGAAGTAAAGTTCCAAAAAGTAACGCATTTGGAGCATTCTGAGTCAACCAATTGGTCTGGTTGGTGCTAGATAAAGGTAAGATTCTTTCGTAAAAAAGAACCTCAAAAGCATATGATTGATCTGGTGTTGGTGCTATGTACCAATGATCATAGTCATAGTCAGCGTAATAGATAGGGGGTGCAGTATTAGAGCTATTTGTCCAATAAGAGGTCAAATACTCGTACTTTCTTAAGAAAATAGGTTGCTTATTGCCACTCGCATCCGTGTACTTCATGGATACGGTTTTACGCCAACGAGCGGGTTTGGGGATTACGGGATTCCCTGCCGTTAAGGTACTCTCAGCAACATTAAGTTGACCTAAAGTCTTGATTTGTTGAGCAATTTCATACTCACATAAACTGATAGCGACAGGAACTTGGTTCACTACCGCTGTATCATTCCTCTCCAAATACTGATAAATAGTAGTTGTGAGGTTGTCATATGTGAAAGCAAACGAAGGTGTATTCGTTATGGATGAAATTGTCATTTAACCCCCTAATATACGCCTATTTTAGATAGTATCGGGGGAAAAGTCACCCCAATTCATTACGCATAAACTCGTGTGCCTGATTTGTCAATAATCAACTTTGATTTTTTGGGTGTGTCGCCAATATGCGTAACCATCGACACATGTGTCCAACGATCAAATTCACGGATAACCTGTTGGTAAGGCAGATCAGAGGCAATAATTGCCTTGGTCACCTCGTCTGGGGTCATCCCTGGGACTCGCAGATCCGCTGCACAGCCTCTCCTATGATCAGACGTATTCTTAGACCCCACCGCATTATTAACCGCCTCAGACCTAAAGGCACTGTTAACCATGATTGGCTTACCACCAAGCACCTTTTTAACTTCCTCAAGGAAATCAGCTAAACGAGGCAGATTAGCCACCGCATTGATGATCTCCTCTTTGCCGTCCACAATGCACTTCTCGTGCTCTGTAGGCGTATTATCCAACTCACGGTGATCGGTGTGAGTTAGTTCCTCAAGTGTGAAATTAGGACTGAGATTCATTTTGTGCCTTTCCAATATGGATACCTGTAATTAAACCTAAAAAGCCACCACAGATGGATTGGAACGCAGGTCCAACAATATCAAAAACAATCTTGTCATCCACAGTTGGATCAAGAACCGCTTGGACAAACATCCAAATCATTGATGCAATAACCCCCATCAAGGAGAGAGTTGCAATCATAGTTACACATCCTTTTAGCGTCCATTCTTTCATTGTTTACTCCTTACTTCGTTGTAGATGTCAATACAGGCGTTGAGGGAACGGATGGCTTTGTCTCCGTCTGAGGCGATGGTGATAAGAGCGTTAGCAACCTCTGGGTCAAGTTCGGCTCTTGTTTCTGTACCTCCTGTGGCAGAGGTGGAATCTGTGCTGACTTGTACGCTACGGGTGGCGATTGACAACCGCACAGCACCACTAGCAACATCAGACTGTAATTTAGTAATCTCGGCTTTAGCTTGATCATTTGCCTTCCTTAATTCAGTTGCATGGTTATCGGCTATTTTAACCATCTCGGCTTCTTTTTCACGCTCAATCAGGTTCAGTCTAGCCACCTCAGCCTCTTGCTCAATATACGCCTGATGGTGACCATAGAAGTAACTACTGATCACCACAGACAAAATACCTATCAATATCCAAGGATTCGTTAAACTAAACATTATTTTTCCTTCTCAGCCTCTACTTCTTTTTTCAGCTTTTCTATTCTCTTGATGTTGGATTCCATCAAAATTCTCTCTTGACGAATATCCATGTACATGAAACCAAGAACAGGAATAATCAAAACAAACAACAATGCCAATATCACAATGATCAGTACATACGCCCATGACTCACTCGATGAAGTGCCCACATAAAACCCATTAAGTAAATTGCCACAAACGCTATTGCAACGGTACAAGCCACTTTAAACCACTCTTTTCGCTTTTTTTCTGCAATTTCCTCTTCTATTTTCTTCTTATTGCGAAAATAAGCCCTTCTAGCAATCAACTGTTCCTGTTGTACAGTTCCAATCATTTCCCTCACACGGGTGTACAAATCCTTCAGTTCAGGGGGCACTTGATAAATCATGTACTCCCTTAGTTCTACTTGCATCTCTTCCATTCTGGTCATTGCAAGAACCCTGTTAATTGCTCTTTCTGTCTGATCCCCATTTGGATCGTAAACAGTCTTTGACTTTTCCTCCTCATCCGCAATATGCATCTTGAGAGCGTTATAAGCCTTGTAGAACGCTGTCAAATTCTTGCTGATCTCAGAGTACAGAGCCGTTGGATCAAACTCCTGTGTCTTCTTCTTTGCCTGTTTAACAGGTCTTAAATCCTCTAGCTTTCTTTCTTGCTCTTTAGAAGCAAACAAATTCTTGAAAAAACCAAAAATGCCACCGACTTCCTTGCCAATCGCCTTGACTTCGTTAGCCGTCTTGACAACGTCTTTGACAATGGCTTGTCCTTCTCGGAACATCTCACATCCTTGCTTGATTGCTTTGAAGGCAATGTTGGCGGTGGCGATGAGGGTGAACGGGTCAATTTTCTAAATCCCGAAGATCTTCTTTATGAACTCGGCAGCGACCCCTGGACCAAGGAGAACGCAGAGCATAACCCCATAGAGCAAATACTCTATCTTAGTCATCCTCTTCTCCCCAACGGCTAACGAGGACTGAATCTCTCTGTACCTCTCAGCACAGATTTTTTCATGAACTGATAAATTATGATCAGTTATTGAAATCATTTTGTCATAGTCCATAATAAAATTAATAGGTCCTTTTTGCAAGTCAATCTCTGCATCCATTATTTACTCGGTTGGCAAGTAAGTGAGGAAGGTGCAACTGTTGCAATAACAGATGATTCTGTTGTCGTTACTGCCTGTACAGGTTCCTCAACAGGTTCCTCAACAGTAGCAACAGGTATCTCATCTTCTGGAGTTGGATCAGAAGGTGTTGGCTCTGGATCTGGAAGAATAGGGGAGAAAGCTGTCTCCACACCTACTGGCTCTGGATCAGGACCAGGTTTTGCCTCTGTAGGCATAGCATACTTTTGCTCAAGGAAATCCATAAACCTGTGGATCTCGTCCTGAGCTTCAGTTTCAAACTCTTTTAAATGTTCACGGATGTCCTTGAGAAATTGCATATTTACCTCTTAGTTAGTTGGTGCTTCTGGGGGTGTTTCTGGGGGTACTTGAGCTTGGAGTTGACCAATAATCTTCTGCGTCAGCGGCCACGCATTCGAACTCGTAGGCAACTGACCCAAAACATTAATAATGTCCTTAATCTCACCCTCAAATAATTCAAGTTTTAAAGTTTCCATGTGTCATCCTAGTTTTTTTCCGTCAAAGATGCGGTGACGGTTTCCGCTTCAATTGTTATTGTAGATGTGTCTTTGTCAATTTTCATGACACCCACACACGCCATATTCCAATCTTCCCCCGTCCTCTCACTCTGACACGGTACGTTGATCTTGACGTGCTTACAAAGGTACTCCTGATACCCCTCAAATACCCTCCACGCATGATCTACACTCCCACGTCCTTGTTGACCTCTGGACTTGTTAAACCTGATCAGATACTTCATACAATCACTGGTGCTTGTTGTTGCACCCCAATGTTGAAATGTATGAACTTCAGTGGCTCAGTTCCCCCGTGTCTGGTAAAACTATGCGGTACCCAAGCATTTGTAAAAAACAACGCCCCCTTTCTTATAGGGAACATGAGCTTATGTGTCGCATAACTCACCACATTTGGATTGGCTTCTGGCAACTGAGTTAGTATCTTCCCCTGTCTTTCATCATCAACCACAATACTAGATGCATTTTCTGGCTCATTAAGGAAGTAAAAACCAACAATGTGATTTCCATCCCCATGAACGTGATCATCCATCCCTGAGAATTTGTAGTGCTCTTGACCCCACATAGATGTGAAATAAGTTACCTTATCATCCATCTTGTACCCTTGGCTATTCAAAATATTCCAAGCAGTAGAGGTTATGTAACCCGACAAATCCCTTATCCTCTCGTCCATAAACAAGTTGTCTGTCATCTTGACTGGGTACAACTCGTTTATTTCCCCCTTGTTCTTTGCTATCCCCTCATCAAACACTGCTAACGCACTGTCTAAATATTCTGGTTTTGAAATACTGTATATTGCAGTTGCAAAATACACAGCCATATCTAAATTGTCCATGCCACTCTCCTATTTGTTATAGGATAAGTATACTTTAACTTTGAGTTGGTGTTTCAATTATCCTGAGCAAAACCACAACCACAGAGATCACAATTCCTACAAACATCTGATGAATTGGGGTCAGCGGGAAAACAAATAAGAAACCCTGCATCACGGACAGAACCGCAATAAACAACGCCCAAAGAACGTGCTTGTCTTTTAATAGTGTGGTGAGTTGGTTCATATTCCTACCTTGGCTTTGAGTGCTTGGATTTCTGTTGCCTGTGCGGTAACTAATGCGTTAAGTTGTTGAATTGCTCTAACCAAGTATGGATCAAGATTTTTATTCAAACCAAACAATGTGTCTGTACCTGCAACTTCTTTTTCTTCTGGAGAAGCTGAATGGGTATTAACTTGTTCTGGAAATACTGTTTGATATTCTTGAGCAATAAATGATACATCTGCTCTTTTGCTAACAATGTAATCAAAAGATACTGGACGCAATGCAAGAATTTTACTTAAACCATCATCAATAGCAATTACATTTTCTTTAATACGAGCATCAGATGTGGTTGACCAAGTAGATGAGTTTGAACCATTATAAATACCACCCGCACCACCCGCTGAAATAAATCCAGAAGATGCACCTTTACCTGTTGCAGATGTATTTGTTGTGCAAATAACTAATTCATAAGAAACAGTTGTTCCTGATTGAGTAGCTCCGTTACCAAGGTAAGTATTAAAACTACCCCCCGCCAATCCATAACCAGCTCCATTTCCAAGAAATGTGTTAGACGCACCAGTACAAGTGTATCCCGCTTGAGTTCCAACTGCTACGTTTGTGTTTGAAGTCGAATTTGAATATAATGCTTGATAACCAAATGCTACATTAGATGCACCAGTAGTGTTTGTATATGCCGCTTGATACCCTACTGCTGTGTTGCTAGATGATGTGGTGTTGGAGTTAAGTGCTCCACCACCTACTGCTGTGTTGTATTGACCTGTGGACGTTCCATTTGTTCCTGCCATTGAGGCATCGCCAATAGATGTATTATAAGAACCTGTTTGATATTGCCCCGCATAAGAACCAAAAAATGCGTTTTGACTTCCAGTTACAGATAATCCTGCGTTGTATCCAACAGCGGTAGTTCTATTCCCTGAGACTTCAGCGTTTAAAGCACTAACACCAACCGCAGTATTAGTAGATACAGAACCACTACCTAAACCTACTGTTAGTCCGTGTACAGTTATATCAGCAGATACTGATCCGCCCGTTAAAGGCAAAGCCGCAGTAGACTGTGTTGTTGAGTCACTAAACGTAATTGATGGGGATGATCCCCCAATGACTGTGGTCATATTAAACTCCTAATTTGGCTTTAAGAGCCGTTACTTCTGCTGATAGTTCTTGGATTGCTTTTACCATTGTCGGTATCATGTCACCCATTCTTAATCCCAAAACAGTTAATTCATCGCTTTGTTTATAAGGCCCAACTAAATCAGATAAAACTGTTTCAACTTCTTGGGAAATAAATCCAGCAACATTAGTTGCAGAACCATCTTTCCAATCAAATCTTCTTGGCTGAAGTTTATTGATTTCAGAAAGTCCAGTTTCTAATGGTTTGATATTTGTTTTTAATGTTTGGTCTGAAATTGCTGTAATAGAAGTGCTAGTTGAATAAATCTGACCAGAACCTAAAACATAAAAAGTAGCTGAAGCTGATGTATTTAAACCAGTAAAAACAGAATTTCCATTTGCTCCTGCTTGTACTGTATATCCACTTTGAGAAGATGTAGGTGCAATACTTAATAAACCACTGCTAATTACACTTGTTGTTCCTAATTGCAATCTACCACTATTATCTAGTGTCATTGCTTGGGTGAAAGCGACTGTGCCCGTTCCTGCTCCTGCCGTATACCATTTATGAGAACCTTGGTCTAACGCATAAGCCGAAGCACCAGCGTTATTTATATAAATAGGGTTTGTCCCATTAAAATATGCGTTTTGATACAAATTAAGTGAAGTTGTGCTAAAACTCCATACAGAACCACTAGTAAGTTGCAAAGCCTTAATTGAATTACTAGTTCCCCAAGCACTAGGAGTAACACCTACACCTACGTTTTGTGAGTTATCTATCGTTACCGCAGTTGTAGCAACACCACCTGAAGTAGTTGTTTGTAAAGCCAATTGTCCAGTAGAGTCAGCAGTTTGTACTATGCCTGTAACTCCAGAGGAAACCCCGTTATCACTTTTTATCGTTGATGCC